ATGCCAGATGGTAAAAATTTTTATTTAAATAAGCCTGGAGCAAGTTTTCAAGATGTACTACAAACTACCTCTCAAATGCTACAGTATATTCCTGGATATAACATGGTAGCAAAAAAATTAGCTAAAAGTTACTTTAAAAGAGTGTTAGCCCAAGGTGCTGTGGGTGGCGGTACTTCAGTTGCTCAAGATTTAGCAGCAGGAGCAGCAGGATCGGAGACTGGAATTTCTGGCACTAGAGCATTAATAAATACAGTTGTCCCAACTGTATTTGAAGGAGTTGCAGTACCTATAGGAAGATTGGCGGGCAATATATATAAAAAAATGGGTAAACAAAGGGACTATGTAACTTTAAACAAAGACGGAACGTACGCTTTAACGGAGAAGGGTAAAAAAGCAGCAAAAGATGTGGGTGTAGACGTAGATAACCTAGATGGATCAGCCTTAGATGCTTTCTATCAAAAATTAACTTCAGGATTTGAAGGAGAGGCATCAGCAATCATTAATCAAGGTGGGGAATTTGGAATTGATTTAGCAGTCTCTCAGACAGGTAAGGCGGTGGACAAAATCAGTTTAGCTAATCTTTATGAAGCAGCAAAAGGAAATTTTGGTAACTCTTCCGCTAAAGCAGCTGGAGAATTCTTAGAGAAACAAAATATTCAAATACAGACAAGTTTTCAAAAAATAATAGATAAGTTTAATAAAGGTCAAATTGACGTGGGAGATATAGAAAGTATAGGTGGAAATCTTTTAGATAGTGTTAGAAAACAATTTATAAAAGCTTCTGATAATGTGAACAATATGTACAACTTGGTAGATAAGAAAGCCATCTTTAATGGAGAAGGATCAAATATTCAGTTGTTGACTAATAGTGCACGGAAAGCCGTTATAGATTCGGTAGGAAGTATCGATCAGACTATCATGCCAAAGACAGTAGCTGTATTAAAATCTTTGGATGATTTTGCAAAAGAGATAGATCAAGCTGCCACAGGAAAAGTAACCGCTGTAAATTTTGATAGATTTGAAAAAAAAAGACAGTTTATAGGTGATTTAATAAACTCTGCGTCCAGAGCGGGAGAAAAAACAGAAGTAAGAGCTTTAGTTAATATTAAAAAAGAATTTGATAAATTTTTAAACGATTCTATTGATAATGTATTATTTAGTGGGGATAAACAAGGAATGCAAGCAATTCTTAAGGCAAGAAAATCAATGGTGGATCTTGAGAAAAATTTTGGAAAAAATCCAATTATAAAAAATGGAACCGTAATTAAGGATAAAGCAGGTCAAGTACTTGGTCAAATTATTAATGATCCCGCAATTACTCCTATAGAAGTAATTAATTATGCTCTGGGGGCAAAAGCAGTAGGCATAGGGGGAACTCCTTTAAGAGTTATCCAAAGATTAAAAAAAATTATGAATATCTCTAAAATAGATGACACGGCTTTTCAAAATGCGGATTTTGTAGGATTGAGAACAGCTACTCTACAAAGAGTTTTTGAAAACGCTATTAACACCACTACTAAAAAATTTTCCCCTGAAGTTTTAGTGAAACAATTTAACGAAGTATTTAAAAATAATAAATCTTTTATGGCTGAATTATTTACTAAGCAAGAGATTGCTCACTTAAGAAAATTTGTAGGAGTAGTGAAGAATACGCTGGCTCCAAGAGATTTGGTTAACCTATCCAACACTTCCAGCACTTTGCAAAGAGCACTGCAGAGTGGAACTAGAGGTTTTTTAGGAGCAGCAATGATTAATATGGGATTTGGAATTAATGGTCTATTAGCTATTAGAAATGCTTTTGATAGGTCTTTAGATATTATTGGTCAAAACCAAGCAAAAAATTTAGTGCAGAAACAGTTAACTGGGGGAGTTAAAAAAGTAACCCAAGGAATCAGTTCTGCTTCTACCCCACTGGCAACAATTGGTGGAACCCCTATCCCAATGGTACCCGTTGCTCAAGGAGCACTGAATCAAGGAATAGGACAGTCTAATTCACAATTAGGTGCCCCTAAAATCAATCCTTATGAATTAGACAGAAATATGTTTGGTTCTTTATTTCCTGGAGATACTTTGGGAGCGGCTATTTCTCAAAGAAAACAAGGAAGCCAATAATGCTTAGAAAATCTAATAACACTGCTTCTCAAAGAATAGACAGTCATGAGAAACTATGTCGTATTATGCAAAAACAAACCTGCAATCAGATTATGCAATTAAGTAGAGAAATCAATAGCATTAAAAAAATTTTAGTTATATCTGCGGGAGGTATAATTGGAGGTTTATTTACCATTGTACTTATGCTACTAAAGTAGCAGTGAAATTTACAAAAGAAAATGGAATCATTAAAATAGAAGACCTGAAGAAGGTTCATAAATATCCTTATAAACATTACAATAGATTTTCAGACGAGAAGGGTAGAAAGTATCTAGTAGACGAACAAAAAGTACCTTCCGTAACTACCATCATAGGAGCCACTAAAGACCAGTCTTTCTTAGACGACTGGAGAAGAAGAGTAGGAGAAGCACAAGCAAAAAAAATAACTAAAAACGCTTCTGATGTAGGCACGGAAATGCATCATGTATTAGAAAACTATTTTAATAATACCCCTTACTACAATCTAGATCCCCACGCCCAACAACCACGGATCATGGCACATAAGATATTAGAAAATTTATCTCCTATTACAGAAGTGTGGGGGAACGAAGTAAGCCTATCTTATAAATTGGAGTACGCAGGGACAACGGATATGGTGGTTCTGTACAATGACAAGCCAACCATCGTAGACTTCAAGCAGTCTAATCGCCTTAAAAAAGAAGAGTGGATAGAAGATTATCGTTATCAGCTAGGTGCTTACTACTTAGCCCATAAAGAAAGTTACGGGGACATAGAGCAGGGACTCATTTCCATATGCGTTAGAGACTTAACTTATCAACAGTGGCTCTTGAATGAATCGGACTTAAAAGAATATGGAGAAAAATTCTTACAGAGGGTAGCAGAATACAAAAAACTGCAATAAACTCTCGAAATGAAAGAAGGTTTATTAGTCCATAAGCATTTGATTGTAAGAGCGGAAGCTGTCCGTCCTCCCATGGATGAATCATATCTAACTGAATGGCTAAAAGATTTTATCTCTTCTATTAACATGAAAGTGTTAATGGGTCCTTACGTTATTTATCATAACGTTCCAGGCAACCGTGGAATTACTGGTGCGGCTATTATTGAAACCTCTCATATTGTCATGCATGTTTGGGATGAACCCTCTCCAGCACTAATGCAATTTGATGTGTACTCTTGTGGAGAGTTTGATCCTGAAGTGATCTGTAAAAAAATTACAAAAGATTTTGATGTTACTAAGATAGAATATAAATTTTTAAATAGGGAAACAGGTCTTCAAGATATTGGAGGAGCTTATTTAAAACCTTCCGCTTCTAAGAGCCAAGTAGATAAAATATTATTTAATAACAGAAAAGAAGTAGACATCAATACTAATGGATCTGGATACACTATCAAAGAAGGATCTAACAAAGGAAAAACATTGGGACACATACAAATCCCAACTAAAAATTTATGACTAAAGAAAGACCTAAACCAAGCAATCCAAATCCTAAATAATGAAACAATATATTTTTAAAGTATACGCTGGTTTTTGTCTTTTATTAAAAGACTGTAAAGGTGACAAAAATATGGACTCTACACTACAGGACTGTAACCCTTTCAGATATAGTATTGATATTTAATTAATTCAGATGAGGGGGGTATTTATGTACTCCTATTCTTAAGTTACTATACCAACCTAACCTGGAGAAATAACATGCCTAAGAGAAAAGAAGATACTATCCACGATATCCTAGACAGAATAGAAGAAGACCTTATAGCAGTAAGAGATAAGGTAGATGAACTTGAATCTGAGGATGGTTACGAAGACCCAGACGAAGAATAGTTTTTAAAACAAAATGGACAGGGAAGATATCTTTCCTGTCCATTCTTATTATCTTTATTTGTTAACCACAACAATAAAGAAGTCGAATTTTACCCAATTGCAAAATTCCTTTTTAGTATACAGATTTTTTTATTTAAGCCAAGTCTTTATTTCATCGCCCATAGTTTTAGCGGATAAAATTAATTTTTTATCTAAGGCGGATACTATTTTTTCATCTACCGTATTCTCAGCAATAATATCTATATATAGAACATTCTTAGTCTGCCCAATTCTGTGGGCTCTATCTTCCGATTGTAATCTCACTTCTAGGTTGTAGTTATTAGAGAAATAAATAACGTAACTAGCAGCGTGTAAAGTTAGTCCATAGCCACCTACCGTTGGATTGCCTATAAAGAACCGAACCTTGTCGTTATTTTGAAAGTCAAAGCACATTTGTTTACGAGCATCTACTGAGGTGGCTCCATACATTGCCACACAGCTTTCTTTACCGTATTCTTTTTCTATTTTTTCTTTAATGGCCTCAATGTTTTTAATATAGGTAGCCCAAATAATGGCTTTACCATTAATCTCATCTAGGACGGTCATTAGTTCATCTAATTTAGGATTATTGAATTCTTCTATTACCCCATCGTCATTCTTAACAAATCCATTAGTTACCTGATGGAGCCGTAGTATTTCTGTTAACTGATTATTGAAAGATACCGTGCTATCGTTCAACACGGTCATAGCATGTTGCTTTAACCTATCGTACACTTCCTTTTGCTTACCTGTTAAATGTACTTTCCTCTGTTCATATACTTTAGGGGGTATATCTAAACAATCTTCTTTTTTAATCCTAGTGCTAAACGTTTTAATTTTTTGCTCTAACTCACCTAAATTTTTATAAAACTTAGGTATCATAATCTGAGTATTAACACCTGTATAAATAGATTGCATCTCGGCATATCGGGAGCGGAAAGCATAATACGAATCATATCCAAGAAGTAACGGAGATAAAAATTTACATTGAGTGAATAAATCTAAAGGAGATTTGGTTACAGGACTACCTGTTAGAATACGCCTGATCACGGCTGACGGAGCAAGCTTTAATATGTTCTTTGTTCTTTTTGCCTTTTGATTTTTAATACTAGTAGACTCATCAATCACAAAAGCACTTTTAGGATGTTTATTAAAAAACATCATAGCACCCTCAGTGCCGTTCTTAGTAGAAAAGGCCTCTACATTCATCAACAGAATGTTTAAATGATCAGGGATTATTTGAGTCATTAAATCATATTTTGATTTTTTAGTGCTATTCCAAATTTGAATACAAGTTTTAATCTGGCTGGATAAGTGATTCTGTATCTCCGTTTCCCACATGGAGTAAACAGATTTAGGAGCTACTATTAAAGCCGAATCAATCTCTCCCTTTAGATAAAGAATACCTAAATTATCTATGGTTGTTTTTGTCTTACCCGTACCCATATCCATAAAGAATGCCCAATTATCTTTATTAGCACAATCTTTTAAGGCATCTAATTGATGTTGATAAGGTAAAGTTTTAAATTGATATTCCATTGAAATAGTTTATAAACTTTTTATTGACATGTGCAACAATTAAAATATAAGGAGGATCAATATGGATTTTGAGAATATATCAATAAACGTAGACGAAAATAAAATAGGTACCATAAGTGAAAAGTGCAATGAACTATTAAGTCTACAAAAAGAAATTGTAACTAAGAAAACAGAATTGTCTGTCGTAGAAGACAGGGCAAACCTACTTCAGGAACGGGTCATACCCGACTTGATGCAGGAAGCAGGAGTGAGTTCTCTTAAACTTACCAATGGGAGTTCGGTAGAAGTTAAACCTTCTATTAAAGCCTCTATAACTTTGGATAATGCCGAGAAAGCGTATTTATGGCTTAGAGAAAACGGACATGGTGATATGATAAAGAATACACTTACTGCTTCTTTTAATAAAGAGGAGGACGGTAAAGCGTCTCACTTAATGAAACTTTTTGAGGAACAGGGATACAACTATCAAAGAAAAGAAAAAGTTGAACCTATGACTTTAAAAGCATTTGTATCAGAGCAAATAGAACGTGGTAAGAACGTACCTATGGATTTATTTTCTGTATACATATCCAACAAAACAACAATTAAACAATAAGGAGAAAACATGAGTGACGAACAAGTAAAAAGTGTTGCGAAAAAACAAAACACTGAAGTAGCCCCTGTTAATTTAGAACAGTTCGCAGAGCAAGGATTTGAAAATGTAGGAGCAAACGATATTGCTTTACCATTTTTAAAAGTCCTAGGTCAATTATCACCTCAAGTTACCCAGGGTGATTCTAAATTTTTACCAGACGCAAGACCTGGTATGATCTACAACACGGTAACCAATCAACTGTATGATGGTCAAAAAGGAATTCAAGTAGTTCCTTGTTATTATAAACTGCAATATATTGAATGGAGAGATAGAGGATCCGAGCGATCTAATGCTCCCGTAAATATATATAGTAGCGATTCGGATATTATGTCTAAAACTACTAGAGCAGATGATAATAAAGACAGACTGGAAAATGGTAACTATGTAGAAGAGACAGCAAGTCACTTCGTTCTTTTGGTGGATCAAGATCTACCCCAAGAGACTGCATTAATTACTATGAAATCTACTCAAAGAAAAAAATCTAAAAAGTGGAATTCAATGATGATGTCTGTTAAGGCAAAGAAAAAAGACGGATCCATTTATAAGCCCGCACCGTTTACTCAAGTATACAACGTAAGAACTGTACTAGAGAAAAATAGTTTAGGAGCATGGTATGGATGGGATATTACTCATACATCGCCAGTGCCTAATGCGAGTATATTAACTGCTGCACATGATTTTTATAAGTCATGTTCGGTAGGAAGCGTTAATGTTAAATATGATACTGAAGAAGGAACAGAAAAAGCTCCTTTCTAATGAAAGACAATTTAACAATCTTGGAACAGTTCAAAGAACTGTTCCAAGGCTCCGCTACATATTATGGAGAATCTAAACCAACGGGTCAGAAAAAACCTAATGGTAAATCCGAATATAAAAGCTGGATTAATCAAAGACCTGTAACAGATCAAGATTGGCAAAACCATATTGATGGAAATAGACATATTGGATCTGTTCCTATTAGAGATGACTCTACCTGCAATTGGGGGGTTATCGATATAGATAGATATAATATTAATCATGTAGAGTTAATCAAAATTATAAGAGAAAGAAAATATCCTTTAGTTCCTTATAGATCTAAATCAAACGGATTACATTTATTTATTCATTGTAAGGGAGTAGTTCCTGCTAAATTAATGCGTCTAAAGCTGATTGAGATTGCAAGTGATCTCGGAGTAAGGGACGAAACTACCGATATTTATCCAGCACAGGATGTGGTGGATCTAACTCCTGAATCATGGGATGAAAAAAGAAAAGGTAACTTTGTTAATCTTCCTTATCAAAATGCAAAACGGTCTACTCGTATGGCAATGTATGATGACGGAAAGAGTGTTCCTATAGAAGAATTATTTAATCACGTAGAGAATTTTAAAGTAACGGAAGCAGATCTAAGAAAAACAAATGCGGAGGCATCTTCCGACCCCGAGACAAAAGACTATCCTCCTTGTGTTGCCCACTTTATGAAAAATAAAGTTAAAGAAGGACAAGGCCGAAACGATGCTATGTTTAACTGTGCTGTGTTATCTAAAAAAATTAATCCAGACCCAGATTACTGGCCAGAATTAGTGAGAGACTTTAATAAAAAAGTTGGTGAGCCCCCGTTAGACCCTAAAGAATTAAATGTATTAATAAATCAGCATATTAAAACTGATTATAATTATAGATGTAATTCTTCCATTGCTAAAATGCATTGTGATGCAAAGAAATGTATTACTAAAAAATTTGGTATTAACCCTAATGAAGCAATGCCAGATGTAGGTAAGTTAATTAAATATAACGTATACCCAGAACCATATTGGGTGATACCCGTAAATGGAGTAAATATTAAATTAGATAATAAAGAGTTATACGCTCAACGGTTATTTGCAGAGAAGCTACAAACAGCAGACATTGTATGGAGAAATTTAAAACAAACTAAACAGAACCCAGACCCTTGGTCTGATTTTAAAGATGAATTGATTAAAAATAAAATGGATATGGAAGGGTACGATGCCATGGCAGATAAAGACGACTTGTTTAATTCTAAGATGGTTCAATTTTTTGAAGACTGTGAGGTTCATGAAGAATTTGATCAAGTGGATAATGGTTATATTTGGATAGATAATCCAAATCCATCTAAAGCCACAGAACTAAGATTTAAAATACAAGCCTTCCAAAGATTCATGAAGAAAATGGGAAGTAATTGGAATAACAGAGAATGCACTAATTTCTTACAAGTAGGAGGAGCCGAGCCTAAAAAGAAACATGCTAACATACAGACCAGACATTGGAGAAGTCCTATGCCTAAATTACCTGAATATAAAAGGAAAGAAGTAAAACATGATAAATCAAAAGCTCCATGGCAAGACAATTAAAATATTCGGTCCTCCTGGAACTGGAAAGACCTACCAATTACTAAGAAGAGTAAAATGGTTCATTAAAAATGGTATCCATCCCTCTGAGATAGCTTATTTTAGTTTTACTAATAAAGCAGTGGACGAAACAGTAACCAGATTAAAGTTAGCTTTACCAGATTTAACTGAAGATGATTTTCCCTACTTCAGCACTATTCATAGTTTTGCTAGAAGGCAGTTCGCTCATATACCCGTGTTAGATCCAGCAGAAGACATGATTCAATTTCATTCTGATTATGGAACTATAAAGATTAATGCACAAAGAGGATTTGAGGATCAAAAGGTATTTAATAATTGGTCATTACAGATATACGACAGAGCACGGAACACGAAACAGGATCCAATGAAATCCTATCAACAACAACCACGCAAAGAAGTAAGAAGAGCTCAGTTTCAATCTATTATAACGGCTTACGAAGCATTTAAAACTATTGAGACCCATCCAGGAGTAAGGGAAAAAGATAAATTAGATTTTACGGACATGATCCAAAAATTTATTGAAGAAGGAGTGTCTCCTAAACTAAAAGTATTAATGGTTGACGAATCTCAGGACTTAACTCCATTGCAATGGGATCTAATTATGAAATTAGCAGAGAATGCAGACAGACTATATTTAGCGGGAGATGATGATCAAGCTATCTATGAATGGAATGGTGCAGACGCAGATTTTTTTGTTCATTTTCCAGGTAAGATAAAAATATTAAAACAATCTAGAAGAATACCAGATAGAATACATTGTTTTTCTCAGTTGTTATTGGTTCCTGCTAAAGGATTTAGACAAGAGAAAGAGTTCCATCCAAGAGCAGAAGAAGGATCCGTTCAAACTTATTCTAGTTTAAAGCATGTGGATTTTACAGAGCCAGGTAGTTTTATGGTATTAGCTAGAATTAGAACCATTAAGGAAGAGGTGGAGCAGGATCTATTCACACGTGGAATTTACTTCCAGGACGTACAAGGACGTAAATCATTTGAGATAGAACAGTGGCAAGCCATCAAAGGCTGGAATCATCTAATGGAGGGTGGTGCTATTACTAGGGAAGAAGCATGTTTTGCATATCATTATATACAAAACATTGACCACGGCTACCGAAGCTCGGACAGTATTAAATGGAGTTTTGCTCATCCTAATCAATCCTTTACTTATGAGGATTTAACTTTGAGAGCGGGGTTAAGAGAACCTAAAGGACATTGGATAGATGCTTTTAAAATAAGATTTAAAGACAAAGAGAAACAATATTTAATAAGATTATTAGATAACCAGGTTAACTTAAACGAATCAGCGAAAATTATTGTAGATACTATTCACGCAGTTAAAGGAGGTGAGGCTGATCATGTAGTTCTGTTAAGTAAATCTAACTGGCCATCTCACTATGAGAACAAGAATCTACAAGATAAAATTAAGGAATTGAGGGTGTGGTATACAGGGGTCACTAGAGCAAAAAAAGCTTTACATTTAATCAATACTGACCATAAATACCATTTTCCTTTGGGAAAATTTTATAATAACTATAAGGCAACCTATGACAACTAAAGCAGACATGGAAAGATTATTTCCAACGTCCAGACAAGAAGGGGGAGATCATTACTCTAAACATAAAATTCAACCCTATACATTTATAACGGTTAATCATTTATCTTTTTTTCAAGGAAACGTTATTAAATACGTAGTAAGGTATAAAGATAAAAACGGTATAGAAGACTTAAAAAAGATAATTCATTATTGTGAATTAGAAATAGAAGAACTTAGAAAGGAAGATAATGAAACTACGAAAATGGTTTTGGGTAAAAGTAAGTAAGTTAGCTTGCTACTTATCAAACATAGCCTGGAGAAAAATAGATAAAAAATGAGTTGGAAAGATTTTAAAGCACAAGCTAGAATTGTGGAAGAACATTTTTCTAAATGTTTAATAAATCCAAAATGGGCTAATAGTGAACAAGATATGTTTGAGCATTGGGATGTAGAGGGAGAACTAAATGGAAAACTATTAAAATTTGATGTTAAAGGAATGAAAAAGATTAATCGTTTAGATGTTAATTATCAAGACGATATTACTTGGGTGGAAGGAACAAATGTTCATGGAAAAATTGGTTGGATCAAAGGAAAAGCAAATATTATTGTTTTTGAACGTTTTTTTTGTTGGCTATTAGTAGATAGAGAAGAATTATTACATCTTGTTACTACTAAGCTAAAAGAAAATAATTATAAAAAAGGTAAAGGTATTTATATGATTTATCAAAGAGAAGGTCGTAAAGATAAGATAACTATGGTTCCTTATCAAGATATAGAACAATTAACCCATATACAAAAAATAATGATAGGAGAACCACATGACACACCAGCTTAATTTTACATTTCAAGAATCAGATTGGGTATGCCCATCTGAATATCCAGATCTATCTCACGCAAATGAAATAGCTATCGATCTAGAAACAAAAGACCCTAACTTAAAAACATTAGGACCTGGCTGGCCTAGATTTGACGGAGGTATAGTTGGTTTTGCTATTGCTACCGCAGGTCAACAATATTACTTTCCTATTCATCATGATGCAGGGGGAAATATGGACGAGGGAGTTACTGTTGCTTACATACAAGATTTATTAAACTTACCTTGCACTAAAATATTTCATAATGCCTCTTATGATGTGGGTTGGTTAAAGATAAACGGTTTTCAAATTAAAGGAAAAATTATTGATACTATGGTAGCGGCAGCGGTAGTAAATGAAAACAGATATTCTTATTCATTAAACGCCCTTGGGTTTGACCTACTAGGAGAAATTAAATCAGAAGTTTTTTTAAAAGAAAAAGCAAAAGAATGGGGTTTAGATCCTAAAGCGGATTTGTGGAGAATGCCAGCGGGGTTTGTAGGACATTATGCAGAGCAAGATGCTGCCTTAACCTATAAACTTTGGCAACATCTAAAGGGTGTTCTTGTAAAAGAAAATTTACAAGAAGTTTTTGATATGGAAATGGAATTACTCCCTATTCTTATTGAAATGCGAATGAAGGGCATACGGGTAGATTTGGATAAAATTAAAGTTCTCAAGAAAGAATTTATTACAGATGAAAATAAAATACTGAAAGAGCTGAAGGAATTAACTGGAATGAGTATTGATATATGGGCTAGTCGGTCTGTGGCTAAAGCATTTGATCACTTAGGAGTAGAATATCCTTTATCGGAAAAAGCAAAAGAACCTAGTTTTACCTCTAACTGGCTACAAAATTGTGAGCATAGAGTAGCTAAACTAGTTAGGAATGCCCGAGAGGTTAATAAATTTCACTCTACTTTCTTAGACTCTATTGAGAGATTTGCTTTTAAAGGACGTGTTCACTCTGAGATACATCAACTAAGATCAGATGGTGGAGGAACCGTTTCAGGTAGGTTAAGTTACTCCAATATGAACTTACAACAAATACCTTCAAAGAATAAAGACTATGGAAATAAAATAAGAAGTTTATTTTTACCTGAAGAAGGTAAACAATGGGGTTCTTTTGATTACTCTCAGCAGGAACCACGGCTAGTGGCTCATTACGCAGCTTCTATTGATTCTGGTCTTACTTCTGGAGCCGAAGATTTTATCAAATCTTATCAAAATGAGCAAGCCGATTTCCATCAATTGGTTGCAGATATGGCAGGAATACCACGGTCGGCTGCAAAAACTATTAACTTAGGTATCTTTTATGGGATGGGAAAAAACAAATTATCACGAGAATTAGGTATCTCTAAGACCGAAGCAGAGCACTTGCTTCAGAGGTATGACAGCAGGGTGCCTTTCGTTAAAAAATTAGCTACTGAGGTGATGAATTCGGCTAGTAAATTTGGCTTTATTAGGACTATTGGTGGCCGTAAATGCAGATTCGATATGTGGGAGCCAGTTACTTGGGGGATGTATCAATCTATGAAATACGAAGAAGCAAAAGCTCATTATGGAAACAATATAAAGAGAGCGGGTACCTATAAAGCTTTAAATAGGCTTATTCAAGGGTCAGCTGCGGATCAATCTAAAAGAGCAATGATAGATTGCTATAACGCTGGATTTAAACCTTTATTACAAATTCATGATGAATTGTGCTTTTCTATTAACGAAGAAAAAAATATTAAAGAAATCTCTACTATTATGGAAAATTGCATAGAAGGTCTTAAAGTGCCTTTTAAAGTCGATGTAGCAATAGGGAATAGTTGGGGTGAGGCTACCTAATGAACTGTTGGCATTGTCAAGAAAAATTGATTTGGGGAGGAGATGAAGACATAGAAGATAACGAGGATTATGATATGGTAAGTAATTTATCTTGTCCTGAGTGCCATTGTTATATAGAAGTTTATCTACCATCAGAAAGATTAATTAAAGAATATAAAAAATATGAAAATAAAAAAAAGTAGAATTCAAGGATACTATTGGGATGGATGTCATTCCTGGGTTATCTATCTAACCCAAAATAGTAAAGAACTTCGAAGGAAGATGCAAGTTATTGTAAAGTAACCAAAATAATGTTAAGATTTTATGATAAAAGCATATAGATATCAGACTAGAT